AGAAACAGGAAGAGAAGCCTCCCCTAAGAAAAAGCCGTGCCGCCGATGGGTCCACCATGACCAGCACCACCAACCTCGAAATGTAACTGGATCTGAGCGCTAAAGATGCTTTTGGCATCCTTGGCGTCAACAGGAGTGGCAGACTGCGCCACAAACCAGACAGGATGTCCATAACGGACAGCCTCAGCACCCAGATCCCACTCAATAGCCGGATGAGTGGCGGGCGAAATTTCGATGGTGCCATAGACACCAGTCACATCATTACTGAAGATGTGAGTCAGGTTGGGAAAGGTGCAGACGTCATCCCACGACGTCGGAGCGGAACAGTTTCCTCCAACAACCCCAAAGGCAACCCTGTAGCCTGAATTCTTTCGAAGGCTGTAGGTTGCGGTAATTTTGGCGAGGCGGACGGTCCCAAAGAAGGACCTGAGGATGGAAACGTCAGGAAGGGCTCGGAGACGTTGGTGGCGGAAGACGACATGGTTGTACAATATAGGCGAATTCCAAGAGCGCAGCACAGGCAAAGTATTAGGAGAAGACAAAATAGTAGGAGCAGGAACTCCGGGAGTGGATTCCTGCTGATCGACAGAGTCAATTTTATTTCCAGAGTCAGCCATTGAGACATAAAACAGAAATATTAAAGGTGGTACGTAAAAGACCTTTAAACGACTTAAAACGGGTTACTCTTTAACGTTGAGACCATTAAACGGCGCACCGCTCAAATATGAGCGATGCAATGACGAGGACTGACAAAAACGCCAGTCAGCGAATCACTAACAACACTAGTGTCGACGACTGGAGTACAAGCAATCCCAAGAGAAGAAAAGGCCGAAACGAGCTCATCCTGCCTCAAACCACGGAAGAGGCGATAGAAAGCGGGTTTATGGCCAGGTAAAAGAAGGCGGGCGACCGCCACAGCGCAATCAGTAGGAGCGCTAACCTTGCGTAAAGGAGGGAGTGGGGGACAAACAGAAGTCTTCTCAAAGAAAGAACGCCGTCGAAGAGACAGACAAAAATTCAAGATCAATTGAATATCTTCACCATCAAAGATCGAATATTTGTCCTGACAGGCAACCAAGAGAAACTCATAATCTTGTTCATCAAAAAAGACATTTCGAGCAAGAAAAGAACGATAATACTCGAGGTTACTAACTTGGTCAAAGCGCATACGTGTCAAATGCTTCATAACAACTCGGACAGGATCTGCAAGGAGACCGTTCCGAGTAATAAACCGACCAGCATGATAAGAAGCCTTCCCAATATCCTCTTTAATCGTGACCTGAGCAATGGCAGGCATCCCAGCTAAACGGTGGCGCCGCGTAAGAACACGAGACAAAGTGCAATCGTCCCCTTTCTGGACAAGCGCAACAGTATCCATATCTTGATATTTAGCTGCCATCGCAACGAGCATCTCAAAAATGTTGGCAATCAGAGTAAAAGGATCACCACTAGGCAAATTAAAATTAGTTTTGCCAGAGTAAAGACCCTGTGCCATAGATTTAATCTGCCATTCAGCACGATGTTGGAAATAGAGCTCAGTTAACTCATCAGGGACACCAAGGAAATCGAGCAGCATACAAAAGGCAAGGACAATCTCGGGAGTGTGGCTAGAATCTTGCTTAGAAACGTCAAGCTGCCAGTTATCGGCACTAGAAAGCTTTTCAAGGAGACCACGTTCCCGCATAATGGTTTCGAGTTCAAGATCGGTATAACCATAATCCACAAG